CATCGAGACCGTGCAAGCTTGCGCGCTGGTCTGGGTCATTCGCGAACTTCGCCGCACCCGCCATGTCGGCGCTAATCAGCAAGCGGTGTTGCGCCGCACCCTAAACCGCATCGGGTTGGGTCGAACGCCTGCTGAGTAGGTACGAGGGCTATGACGATGCCGACCAAGGACCGGGGCCAGCGAGCGCGCGGGAAGATGCCGCCGTGGGGATGGTTTCTCTTGGCCGCAGCAACAATGCTCTGGGTCTTTGCTATGGCAGACCGGCTCGGAATGGGGTGGACCGGGCTGTAAACGAGACCCAGGTCGGGGTGCTCGGCGTTAGGGCACCAGGATGCGAACCGGGATCACCGCGCCGCCCTGACCGTGGTCGATATCGATGTCGCTGATCGCCTTGACCGTGGCGCCGTCGATGTAGACGGCCTGCACCAGCCCGCCGAGTGTCAGCGTCTGATGCACCGGGTTGTCGGGCGCAAACGCCGCCTCGACCGTGTCGATCAGCGGGTTGAGGATCTCGGCACCGGGCGTGTAGGTGTCGTTGTTGTAGTAGACGATGATCAGCCAGACTTCCCACCAGCGCTTGCGCAACCCGAGCTCGCCGCCCTCGGTCTTCTCGGGCTGCTCCCAGGTCATCAGACACGGGCAGTTGATCGTCTCGACGGCGGAAGGGCGCGTGTAGCGGCGGGTCGTCACAACAAAGCCCGGCAAGCCGTCGACCAGGTTGAAGACCGCCGAGAAGACCTGCTCGCGGGTCGGAGGACACGTCGCCATCGTAACCCTCCGCTAGGCGGCGACCGCGGAGGCGCCGGCAACGGCCTCTTCAAACACTCGCCGGATGTCGGCTTCGCGCTGCTCGAGCGCGCTGCGCAGGTAGGAGCGCTCCGGAATAACCACGTCGTGCGCTGCGGCATGCTTGGCGAAAACCTCGTCACCCGCCTTGCTGATCCAATGCAGCGCCTGGGCCTGGACCGGGAAAATATCCGGCAGGTGAACCGTGCCGCCGTACTCGTGGATCCGCGCGTAGGGTGTGCCGCCGGCGCTGACTTCGCCGGTGACCTCGTCGCCGCTGCGGGTCACCCGGACCGAGATGTCGGCGACCCTCCCGGAGCCCTTGAAAAGGCTCCGCATATTGGTGCGCGCCTGCGTGGCGACGAGCTCGGCCGCGCCGCGTGCCGCCAGGTTCATCCGATGCCGGATGTCTGGCGAGGCCCGGGACATGCGCTGGAGGAGCTCATCGAGACCCTGCCACTCGGCGGTGAAGCTCATTTAGGCACCTCGGGACCAAAAAGGATCGCCTCGACCAAGCCGCAGATCGCGTGCGCCGCGACCAGGTGGAGCTGCTGCACCAGCGGGGTTTTCGCGGACGGGGCGACGATCGTGAGGGAACAGGCGTCGGCCAGCGGGCCGCCCGGGCGCCCGGTCATCGCGATGATCGGGATGCGGCCCAAGCGCTGCGCGGCCTCGACCGCCCGCAAAACATTCTTCGACTTGCCCGAGGTCGAGATCGCCACCAAGACCGTGCACGGGCGCACCAGCGCGATCAGCTGGCGCTCGAAGACGTGCGCGAAGCCATAGTCATTGGCGATCGCGGTCAGGCTCGCGACATCGGCACCGAGGGCGATCGCCGGAAGCGGTGCGCGGTCGCGCGCGAACCGCCCGACCAGCTCGGCGGCGAAATGCTGCGCCTGCGCGGCGCTGCCGCCATTACCGGCGATCAGGATCTGGCCGCCTTCTCTGAGCGACTCGGCAATGATCCGGGCGCTGACTCCGATCGCCTGGATCAACACTTGGTCGCCGATCGCCGCCTCGATCACGTCATGCGATTGGTAGAGAAACTCGCAAACCGGTGTGCGCAGCGACAGTTCTTCGAGCGTCGTCATCAGAGACCATTCTCCAGCCGCCGCCGCTCGGTCTGCAGCTTGGGATGCTGCCAGCACCGCCACTCGGGCTGAACCTCTGGCCAATAGGTGACGATGCCGTGCACGACGAGCTCGGGCGCCGCCATGGGTTGAGGCGACGGGCCAATTGGCGTGATCACCGGCTTCTTTTGCCCGGGCGGCAGGAAATAGAACACCGCCTGCGCCTTGGGAGCGCTTGCGTGGCAGTAGAGCTTGCCGTCGTCCTTATCGGTCTCGGCAAACGGGCAATTGGCGCAGCGCGGTAGTGCGCGGATCTCGTGCTCTTGCAGCGGTGCGTCCGGCACATGGCTGACGAAGTTGGCGGACAACAATCAGAACCCCCTTGGCATTGGCGAGACTGGAACGACCGACTTGAACTGCTCGAGGTCCCGCTTCATCCAGGGGTTCATATCCTTTTGGCTGTAGGTAACCCCGTCGCCGGCGGCGGTGCCGATGTGGTCGGCGACCACACCCGGGTGCTGGCGTTCCATCCGATAGCGCAGCGCCACCAGCTCGATGCAGGCCTGCTCGACCTCGTAAGGAACCGTCGCATAGCCCGCCTGATAGAGCAGGCTGACGCACTGCTGCAGGCGCGGGATCGGGTAGCCGGTGATCACCAGCTTGGTCGGCTGCCAAGTGTAGCCGGCCGGCGGATAAAACGTCGTCGGCAGCGCGTTGACAAGCGAGCCCGGGGTCGGGGCAAAGACGATCAGATCGCCCGACTGCACACCAGCACTGCCGGCACCCTGGTTCATCACGACGGTGGTCGAGGTCGTCGATTGCACCGTGGTGTTTGCCTGGATCGCGTTCAGCGTCGTCGGATCGGTGATCGACAGACCCGCGACGATCCAGCTCGGCACCGGACCGGCAAAATGCAGGGTCGCGTTGCCCGCGGCGGTCGTCCCGTTGGTGGTCAGGGTGCCGCTGGTCTGCGGGATCGGCGGGATCGAGACGCCGGCGACGACGACCGCGTAAACCTGCTGCACCGGGTAATTGGCGAACACAAAGCTGTTCGAGGCCGGCCCATAGGCGTCGCGCAACTCGCTGTAATTGGTCAGCACGACATCGCGGCCGAGGTAGCGCGCCAGAAACCCGCTCGCCGCGGTGACCAGCCGGGTCAGCGTCGTGTCATCGGTCGCGCCAAACGTGCCGGTCGTGTTCATCCACGCCTTGACATTGGCAAGGCTCGTCAGGTCACCAGCGGCCATGACGCTCTCCGATCAGTCCTTGAGAAAAGCTGCGGTACAGTGCGCCTGGTCGCGGTCTTGGCGGCTGATGAATTTCCTGCCGTCGACGAGGCTTATGACCTTGACCTCATCGGCCGGAAATAGGCCGTAATAGCCGCCATACCGGTTTGCGATCGCGAATGGCGTGCCGGCGAGCCTCACCCGCACGCGCATGATGTGCATCTTGGTCGCCGGGATGCTGCCGCCCTCTGCCGGGTCGGCCGCGGACCATTGCGCGAGGAACCCCTCGTCGACAAAGCGCCGGAAGCGCTCGCGCATCAACCGCAAGATCCGCCAGGCCACCGGGGTGATGTAGTGACGCTCCTCGCCGACGACGATATGCTGCCACTGATCGTCAAAGCAGGTGTGCTCGAGCGGCTGCAGCGCCCCGGTGTCGATGAGTCCCCCACAATGCGGACAGTCCATTTGCGTTTCATTTCAGTGAAAGTGGTCGCAACGCCGTCATCGCTTGCTCGATCGCGCGTTCGGCCGCCCAGCGGGTCGCGAAGGTGTTTAACGACAGGCGGGCACGATAGCGGCCCTGCTTGGTTCGCTCGATCGAGCCGCGCGGCCAGCGGTTGGTCCGCTTAAAATTATCGATCGCGTTCTGCGCCGCCTCGGGGGTCAAGAATGACCCGAGCGAATACCGCTCGCTACCATCGGTGACGCGCGCGTAATAGGTCTGTTGCGGCAGCGCCCGCTTGTATTTGAGCCCAGTGCGGATCTGTGACACCAGCGACGGCGAGACGCCAAGCTCACGCGCCAAACGGGCACCCGGTTCCCACGGCAACGCCCTGATGCGGGCGACTTGCTGATCGCTCAGCTTGCGCGCCGGCCGACGCCAATGCCGGGTGTGAACGGTGGCCTGCTGCATCCCATTACGCGGCGCTCATCAGTTGACGCGCCGGGCGCGAGGGCGTTGTCAGCATGGTCGACCAGGCGTCGAGCCCTGCAGCGTTGTGCGCCTTTAGATGGTTCAGTCCGTGTTGGACCGCGTTCGGGTCGTGCAGCAGGTTGATGCCGACATTGGCAATGTCGTCGGCGTTGTCATCGGTCGCTTGCCAGCGCCTGGGAACCCAATCGATTGCATCAGAGGTCACCGACGGAACCCCTTCGGCGACGCCATCGGCTACGACCATACAAAATGACTCGGTATAGCTCGGCTGCAATAGCAGCGACATGCTGCGCACGACCCGGCGGAAGGCTGGCCACGATTGCCAACCATCCTGCACGAGCTTGGCGGTCGGCAGATTGGCGTAAAGCGCCATCAGCGCCTTGGTGATCGTGTCGCCGCCGCCTTCGGCACGTCCGGAGGACACATGGAACTCGAGGTCGGCTTGCAGGCGCGATGCGATCTCGAGTGCTGCGGCACCGGCGGTCAGAATGTTCTTGAGCGGCCGCGTCGCACCAAATGAGCCGATCCGCAAAGGTTTGCCCGGCAACCAGCGCTGTGGCACGGTTTGCGCCGCGCTGAGGTCGTACATGTTGGGCAGCCAGCGCATCGGCGTGCGGTAGACGCTCTGCCACCACTGGAT